ATATTCTCTTTATGCAGATCTTAAATGGATAGCAGGAGTAGCCTTAGCTTTAGGAGTATTAGGAAAATTCTTAACTAATTTCTTTACAGACGATACACCATGAGTTTAAAAGCATTACAAGAAAAGATCGGAACAACACCAGATGGTGCTTTTGGTCCTGGTACAATAAAAAAGGCAATGGAGTTCTTCAAACTTACCCCAGTAAGAGCTGCACACTTCTTTGCTCAAACATCACATGAGACAGGAGAGTTCAAACTATTTACAGAGAACCTAAACTATTCATCAAAAGGACTAGTTACTACATTTGGAAAATATTTCATAAACGAGGCAACAGCTAAACCCTTTGAAAGAAATCCAGAAAAGATTGCCAATAGAGTATATGCAGGGAGAATGGGAAATGGTATATCAACTTCAGGAGATGGGTATAAGTTCAGAGGAAGAGGAGCTCTTCAATTGACAGGTAAAGAAAACTACGAAGCTTTTTCTGATTACTTAAAAAAACCAGAGATAATGACAAATCCAGAGTTAGTAGCAACTACTTATTCATTTGAATCAGCAATGTTCTTTTTCGATAAAAATAAATTATGGTCTATATGTGACCAGGGAGTAAATGATGCGTCAATAAAAGCTCTTACAAAAAAGATTAACGGTGGTTTCCACGGCCTAGCTGATCGCTCAGACAAAACTAAAAAGTATTATGAATACGTTACATAAAGATATGAAGACATCACTATTAATTACATTATCATTGACAACAGCATTCGCATTCATAGGTACGTACTTTTTACACCTAACAGCAGATAACATAGATCAATTCCTTTCAGTGGGGCTAGTAGTCTTTGCAGATGGATTCTTTGGGATCTGGGCAGGAGTAAAGAGAGAAGGATTCCAAACTAGAAAGGCACTTAGTGTGTTAAAGACTTTTGGTTTCTGGACTATAATGCTTGCAGCTATTCTTTCAATAGAAAAAGGATTTACTGGAACAGCTTGGTTAAGTGAAACTATTATGGCTCCATTTTTAGTCTTCCAATTAATTTCTATTCTAAAAAATGCTTCAATGGTAGGAGTAGTTAAGAATGAATTAGTTACACAAATTTTAGATAAACTAGATAATCATAAAGGAAACAGAGATGTTACAGAATAAACAAAGCATATTACTAATCATCGTATTAGTATTAGTAGGTTACAATATTTTTACTACAAATAGTATTAGAACAGATGTAAAGGGTTATAAAACCACAATCGACTCAATTCAAACTAAAATAGATTCAGCTAAAGTAGTAAACGTAAAGATCGATACTAAAATTGACTCAGTAAAACAAAACATAGTTACTATTTCAAAAGAAATACATCACATAGACAACACAATAACAATCGTAAAAAATCAAACAAATGAAAAAGCTACTAGTGTTGGTAAGTTTTCTAATGTTGAGCTTGAGCAGTTTTTCTCAAGCAGATACAACAAAAATTTTACTACCAACTAAAATTGCTCGACAAGTTGCACAAGACCTTATTAGGTATGATGGTTGCAAACAAGAATTAAGACTCACACAAGACAAAGTGTATAAGTTAGAGGGAAGAGAAATACAGAAAGATACTATTATTAAACTTCTACAAGAAAAAGATGAAACTAATAAGTACATCATCCACCAACACGAACTTCAAATTGGTCAGTACGAGCACATGACTTACGACCTACAAACTGAACTAAAAGGTCAAAGAACAAAGACCTTTCTGTGGAAAGTAGGGACGTTTGTAGGGATAGCCACATCAGGATATCTCTTTATAAAATAAAATGGGGAAAGTAATTTAAAAATTTCCTTAAATATGTTTGGCTCCTACAGGGAGCCTTTGTATATTTACGTATTAAAATAAAAGTTATGATATATTCTCCGTCCTTGACCGAAGCCCAATTACAAAAACAATTCTCCAAACTTAGAAAACTAAATTACAACAGATTTTTCTGGTGGAGAATGTATGACAATCCCAATAAACCATTACACGTTTATACTCCGTTATTAGACAGGATAAAAAACGGTGATTTTGACTATTCCCACTTTGGTTACCAAGCTATGTGGTGTGAACACGAAATGAACAAATTATACGTGAGTATTGGTTCTGATGATATGGGACGTTATGTTGAAGAATCTTCATTACTACGTACAAGACGTAAACGTTTATTAGAAGATTACAACAAAGACGAGAAAGACAAATTAGCTAATCTTACCAAAGAATTATCTATTAACTTCAAATTATCTAGAGAAGAAGTAAAAAATTACATGGAAGAATTTGGAGGTACATTAGAGGAGTTGTACATTTCATTAAAAGAAAAATACCCATATAACGAATATTATTTACCAAAATTCTTATTAAAAAGACCGCATTTATGAAGATTTCACATGAATTACCTTTAAGTCTATTAGAACATAGTTTAGACTGGAATGATTACGAGTATTGCTTACCACATTTAATAGACAAATTTCCTGCCTATAGACAATTTTTCCTAGATTCTAGTGAAAGAGACCGTTTTATTATCATGGATAATGGATTATTTGAAGGAGTAGTACATACTACCCAAGATTTATTAGAAAAAATTGACCTAATCCAACCAAATATTTTTATTGTACCAGATGAATGGAATGATAGAGATATGACAGCTAAAAACGCTAAACATTGGACTCAGTACAAATTACCATTCAAAACCAAATTAATGGTAGTATTACAAGGGAAAACTATAAATGAAATTCATACTCTATATCAACAATGTGTAGATTTAGGTTATACCCATTTTGCATTTAACCATTCCTCTATTGTTTATCAAGAATTAGGTGGGTCAGAAAATACATTAGCTAATCAATCTGTTGGAAGAGTATTATTAATTGAGTATCTTATAACTCAAAAGTTAATTAAAGATCATCACTATATCCATTTATTAGGAGCTTCAACCCCACAAGAATTTACTTATTACAGAGATCTTCAACCAAATTTAATTAATTCAGTTGATACTTCAAACCCAATTATAGCAGGGGCTTTAAGTACAAGATACACGGATATAGGTTTATTGGAAAAACCATTAAATAAAATTGAAGAATTTATGGAAGCTAATTTAGAAGATAGATTAGAAGATATTAAATTCAATGTAAGTAAATTTAAAGAATTTTGTAACAAATGATAAAATATAGATTAGCACAATTTGTAAATCCAATATTAAGAATATTTGGGTACAGCTTTCAAAGAATGGCTCAGTTTACTGATGATTTCGAAATAATTTATCATCCTTGGAAATTAGAAAAACTAAAAAAATGAGTGAAGTTATAAATCACATTTGTGGTACATGTGGGGAAAATCATCCTCACATTTTAAATATCTCTGCATTAGGGGTTGGAGTAGCAGGATATCTTACGTATATTAAATCATATTTAAAATCAAAAATAAAGTTATGGAAAAATTAAAAGTTAGACAATTAGTAAAAAACTCAGTAAGTTCAATCTTCACTAAAGAAGATGTAATTAAATTAATTAACAGAGTAGATGTTGAAGAAACATTAATAACAATCAGTGAATTTGATCTTACAAAATTAGACTTATCAGAATTATTTATGGAAGAAAAAAACGAAAAATTACCTTATATGGTGTCACTTTATGACTATTTAGGTAGAGCAGCTGGAAAATCATTAGGTGGAGAAGTATTTCGTACTGCAATGGCTTTAAGAGAAAATATAGAAGAAAAAGCAATCTCGAATCCTGCTTATACAGGAAATGTTCATCTTTATAGAAGAGAATTCTTAGATGAATATTTTAAAAAGAAAGTATACGAAGGAGAAGTAGAACCTTCTTTAGGAGATCGTCAAGATTATAGTTTATAATAAAAGGATTTGCCTATATCCTATTAATACCTGGCACAAACTAAATAATTAAATTATGTCTAAAAAACATGTTGTAATATCCTTAAGTGGAGGAATGGACAGTAGCACATTATTGCTTAGATGTCTAAAAGAGTATGATAGTGTAACAGCTATTTCATTTGATTATGGTCAAAAACACAGAGTAGAGCTAGAGAGAGCTCAATCACTAGTAAAGTATATTAATACATCTGAACTAACTACAGGAAAAGAATGGGAATATATTCCTGTTAATTACCGCCAAATCAAAATAGACGGATTAGCTGGTCTATTAGATTCAGCTTTGGTAACAGGAGGTAAAGAAGTACCAGAAGGTCATTACGAGTCTGATAATATGAAAGAAACAGTTGTTCCTAACAGAAATAAAATATTTGCTTCTATTACTCAAGCAGTAGCTTTATCAGTTGCAAATCGTACAGGAGAGACTTGTGATATTGCTTTAGGTATTCACGCAGGTGATCATGCTATCTATCCAGATTGTCGTCAAGAATTTAGAGATGCAGATGATGCTGCTTTTAGAATTGGAAATTGGGATGCAGAAAGAGTAAATTACTTTTCACCTTATCTTCAAGGAGATAAGTTTGATATCTTAAAAGACGGAGAAGTATTATGTAAAGAGTTAGGATTAGATTTTGATGAAGTATATAAAAGAACAAATACATCATATAAACCGATTTTTATACCATATGAAACTCATGCTTTTAAAGGAGGTAAATGGTATTCAGATTATAAATCAGCTTCATCAGTTGAACGTATTGAAGCATTTATTAAATTAGGAAGAAAAG